TGAAGATTCTGAAGTAAATAAAGAATCTGAAGTTAAAACAGGACCAGATTCAATAGATAGTATATTAAAAAATACAGAAACAATTGTTGAAAAAGTTTCTGATTTAGTTTTAAAATTAATTAAATTTATTAAAAAATCATTACAGATAAAAGAATTAAAAAAAGTATTTTTTATGATATTTATGGCAATCGCAATGGCAATATTATTTATGGGATTAAATATTCTTTTCGGTAAAGTTATTTTATAAACTATATATATAAGCCAATGTCAGATAATTTAAATAAGCAAAAATATAGAAAAATAGAACCTTTTTTTGATGCGATCATTAATGCAATTAAAAAAATATTAGCAACAATTTTAAAAGCAGTATTATCACCAATCATTAATATTTTAAAAAAATTAGCAAAAATAATTGTAGATTTTGTAGCTGATAAAATCTTAAAACCAATATTTAATCCCATTGGAGAATTTTTTGTTATCTTAGTATCACCTTTAAAACCATTATTTGCATTTATTGGTAAAATGTTAGATTTTATGGTATTAATTATTAAATTTTTCTTAAAAATACTTGATATGTTATTAAGTTTACCATTTAAAATTATGGAAAATTTAGGATTAATACAAAAAGTAGATGGTAAAGAAGCAATTGATAGAATAAGTGATTCGATTGGTAATGTTAATTCATCATTTGTTGATACAGCAAATAGTGTTCCCCAAGTAGTAAATAAACCAAATACAAAAATATTTTTAACAATTGTCGTACTATCAATTATATTTATTTCTATGTATTATTTCTATGATTCATTTACACCAATATTTGATGAAACATATAAATTGATAAATGGATTCTTTTATCCTAAGGCGGCAGAGGAATAAAAATTTATATAATATAATAATTTTATATTATATATAATATAGGATACTAATGAATTTTCAAGATAAAGATAAAAAAATGGCTTCAATAAGAGGTAAGTTAAAGAAAGGTGATGATCTTAAAAAAATGGATTCAAAACCCGATATTAAACAAGAAGCAAAGCAAGTTGATGCAAATAATAAAATTTATACAATCTTAAAAGATTTTAAAAAAACACAAGTTCCAATTAAAAAAAGTAATTTAAAATCAATTGTCGATCTTGCAACAAAAAATAAAATAACATTACCAGCGGATGCTTTAGCAGGTTTATATGCAAATAAACAAAATGTCAGTCAATTTATTACATATATTGATGAGAGATTAGTAAATTTTTTTCAAGCTAAAAAATTAGTTCCACCACCTGGAGATGACTTATTTAAAGTAAGAATGTTAAACTTATGTGTTAAAATTAAAAAAGATAAATTAAAATTTGAAGATGCTGAAATTAAACAAACAAAACAATTTGATGACTTTGATAGTTTAAAAGAAGCATGCAAATCATATATATGGAATGTTAAAATAAATGAATGTGCAATTTTAAATACTATAGATGCCGATGAATTTAAATTGAGATATAATAAAACTATAGATCGTATATGTACTATTGCAAATGTTCCTATCACAAATCCATTAAAAGGTGATGAATCTGCTGCATCAGAAGAAGGTGTTGAAGGCAGTGGAGAAAGTGGAGACCAAACATCTGAAGAATCAGATGGTGGAGAAAGTGGTGGAGAAAGTGGTGGAGAAAGTAGCGGAGAAAGTGGTGGAGAAAGTGGTGGAGAAAGTGGTGGAGAAAGTGGTGGAGATAGTGGTGGAGAAACTGGTGGAGAACAAAATGCAGAAGGATTTTTTAATGGAAATCTAAATATCATATCAAATAAGAAATTTACTAATAGTGATTATAATTATATTATAGCTACAACATTATTTATTTTATCATTATTTTTTATTTACTTAAGATATAAGAAATAAATATGGGAGGCGGAGGCAGTAAAGAACCAGATAGAACCGCAAATGAAAATAATGCTGATGATATAATGAATTATTTAAATCAATTATCAAAAAAGAGTAATCAATTAGTATGTAAAAATCAATGTGTAGCTCTTGGTCCTGCACTTAATTGTACAAAATATGATAATGTATGTTCTCGAGAAACAGATGGAACGAAAGACCCGACGACTAAAAAACTATTGCTGGCATGGAATATATTTTCTGCTGTTCCGGGTTTTGAAAGAGAAGCAAATAAAATTAATCAGTTAAAAGATTATTTAGAACAATGGTTTCCAAATGGCATTGATAAAGATTTGTGTGATAATAGAAATGAAACAATTCAAATGTTAATTCAAAAATTAGTAGAAAGAATGATTGAAAGAAAAAGAAAAGAAGGATTTGAAACAAATTTTAGAATTCAATATGATACAATTAAATATTATAATGATGTTGTAATTAAATCTGGAAATTTAATCGATAAAAAATATATTGGTATGGTTAGTTCATTAAATAAATCAATGGTTTATCATATGGCACCACCCGCAAATCCAAACCAAGATTTATTAAGATGGTCAGAAGAATTATATAAATATATTTATAATTTTTTAATAGAAAAAGTTAAAGCACAATTTCAAATTCATGGTGTTGTTCAGCAGGGTGAATTAAGTGGAGAAAAAATGTTAATGTTTATGAATGCATGTGTTAAAGTAATTGAAGATAAAGATTTAGATAAATACAATGATGATACAGAAATTACTGGAGTTTCTATTCAAACATATGATGATGAACAATTAAAGAATAATAAGATATTTGATGATGTAGAATCTATTAAAGGAGCTTGTAAATTAATTTTATTTTGTTACAGAAAAAAAAACTGTATGAAATATATGGATCCCAAAAATAAAACAGTACCCGATTATACTACTTTTAGACAATGTAAAATTAGTGGTGTTGAACCACTAATTAAACCTCAAGAAGAATTAGATAGAATACAAGCAAATAAAGATAAAAGTTCTGAACCATTTACAGTAGAATCACCCAATGTAGAAAAATTTGCCAACCAAGAAACTAAAAATATATTTGGTGAAGTTGAAAAGAATTTAAAATTAGTTTTTGGTTATGTATTAGTATTATTTATAATTGGTATTATACTTTATGTATCACCATCAATTGCTACATTCTTATATAATATAATATCTTTTATACTTGTCCAAATTGCACAATATGTCGGAATTGTTGGAACATTATTTGTATCAAGTATTGAAGGATTAGTTACAGGTGTAGTTCAATTATTAACATTTATAATGAGTGCATTTGGAATTGTTTTTGGTGTATCTCAAAGTGTAATTACAGATATATTAACAGGTATCGTAAGTACAATTGGATTAATGTTTCAAGTATCAAGTAATGTAGTTTCTGATATTATAGCAAGTATAACAAGTACAATTGGTATAACCTCTCAAGTATCAAATAATGTAGTATTTGATCTCTTTACAAACCTATTTCAATCATTAAGTATTATATTAACAGGATTATTCCAAGGTTCTGTGTCAACAATTCAAAACTTTCTCGAATTTATATTTAATAAATTAAAAAAATATTATATGTTCATTAATAATATAGAAGAATGAGTTTTGTAGAAAATTTTACAAATGATCTTAATAAATCAATTAATACTACCATCAATATTGGTAAAAAAACAATTAATACTACTATTGAATCAGTTGGATCAGGAATTGAAAAATCTATTAATTCTACTGCAAAATCATTAGATAATAATGGTTCTTTACTTAGAACTGTAGATAATTCAATAGATAATTTAAATAAAACAGTATCTAATAAATTAATTACACCAACAATTAAAACTGTAGATAGCTCATTAGATAAATTTTATAAATCAATGTTTAATACTTTAATCAGACCATTTGATAAAACAGCAAGAATGACATCAAAAGATTATAATGTTTTCCGTATAATTGGTATGTTTATTATTCTATTTATTGGATATATATCAGCATTATTATATGATAATACAATTGGTCTTATCTTAAAAAAACTTGGTTTAGATAAGAGAAAAAGAGTTTCAAAGAAAAAAGATACTAAATTATCTACACTAATGAAAATTCTTAAAACAATATTAGGTGTTATCGCTGGAATATTAGATATAATTTTACTTGCATTTACAAATCAAACTGCTGTTTTAACTACAATTGTAAATGATCTTTTAAAAAATAAATAAAATGATATAAAAAATATTATTTATATAAAAATATATAAATATTGTTTTTATGAAACGTGTAGCATATTGTTTATATGGACAACCACGAATATATCAAGATGGTGAACGTGTAATTGGAAATTTAATTAATAAATATAGAAATACTCATCAATTTGATTTTTTCTTTCATGTATGGTATGATGAAGCATTAGAAGGAACAGCATATCCTTGTAATCCTTATCGTAAAATTCCAAAAAAATATAGATTAATCAAAAAAGAAACAATTGATAAATTAATTGAAATATATGGTCCAAGAGTATATATTATTGAAAAACCAATTAATTTTGATCTAACAAAATTAAAAAAATCAATAATGTATAATGTATCAAATGAAACACAAAGAAATAATTTACCAAATGTCGTATCAAATTTATATTCTAAATATCGTGTATGTCAAATATTAACAGAATATATGCAAAAAAATAATATTAAATATGATTTTATTGCAAGTAGTCGATTTGATATTAGTCTTGATATTAATTTTGATTTAAATGTAATTAATCCAGATATTACCAAATTATATTGTAGATCAATGATTAATAATGAAATTGCAATTAGAGATAATATTATTTTTGCAACATATAAAATTTTTAAAATTTATTCTGAAACATATTTATATTTAGAAGAAATATTAAATGATCAAGAAACCCTTGATATGTTAGATTTAATGAGATGTGGATATTTATTATGTCTTGAACGATTAGTTACAGGACAAATTTTAATGAATTATCCAAATTTTATGGATGTTATTGAATTTAGAGATGATATTCCAGAATTTACAACAATCGCATTTTATTATCCCGACCCTGATGAAGTTTAATCAACATAAATTAAATTTCCACTTATTTCATTTATAGATAATTTATCTAACCATTCATTATTTTTTTCAACAAATATATAATTTGTACCTGATGTATTAAAAATCATACTCCATAAATGATATGTTGAATTTGTTAATATTGCATGATTACATTCAAACATTTGAAAAAAATGACTAACATCAGTTATACCATCTCTTTTACCTTCATATATTTTTGCAGATACATTATTTTCAATTAATATTTTGTTCGCATAATCATAATCATCTGTATAAGCAACAAATATAACATCAGGAATTTTTTCTTTTATAATATTTATTGCATTTTTATAATAAATTTTATTAATTCGACATTGAGGTGTATTTTGTTCAGTAAATCCTCTAAATGCAATTAAACATAAATTTTCAATTCGATTTATAACGTTTGGATGATTCAATATTTTTATACCTTCAGGAATAATTTCTTTAAAATTTTTTATATTCATTCTTAAACCAACAAATAATATATTAACAGATTCTGATATATTTTCAGGATATATTATTGGAACAAATTGTTCTTCTGACGTTATAATTAAATATTTGTCTTTAAATATTTCATTTCTATCTTTTATTTCTAAATTGAAGATATTTTTATAAAATAATGACGTAATATATCCGTCACATTTATCTTGATTAAACATTATTGGTATCTTATTATATTTTTTACAAATATACAATAAAGTAAAATATTGAAATAATTGATTACCTAATCCTCCAATATATTTATCTACAAATGCATACATATTAATATATATATATTAATATTTATAAATTAACTTATATTTTTCCAATCTGGCAAATATAATTTTATATCTGAATTACTTAATCTTCTTTCTTTTCTAATTTCATATAATTTTTTTAGATTTTCTGAAATTACTTCACTTGGTTTTGGAAAATATTCTGCTTTATAACGTGTCATTGCATTTATAGTTGGTTCGCTTACATAATAAATTGCAAAACTTTTTCTAAATTCATTTTCTGGACATTTAATTATTTCTGGTAATCCATGTAATGATATATTATTAGTTTGAAATAATACTGCTCTATTATATATTGGATATATTTTCTTAATACATTCTTTCGGAGTTTTATTATTTTCATATGGTTTCCATAATTCTAAAGCACCATTCCATTCTTCTTCCCAATGTTTATTTAAATATATTATCAAATTTAATCTTCTTTCTTTTCCACTAATAGGATGTATTGAATAATCTAAATGGACATCTAATTTACCTCCTTGAGGATGACAATGAATACCTGCTCCATGTAAATGTGGATCATTTTCTAAATTTGGAATATCTGAAATAGTTTTAAATAAATTTAATGTTTCATCTGATTGTAAAAAATTAATTAATTTTTGATATATTGGTAAATTTTTAAAATCATCAAGAGCCCATTTAATTTCAATTGGATTATTATAAATATGCCATTTTGAACTCTTAATATCAGGATAAGCATTATAAATATCTTCAAATGTTTTTTCATCTAAAAAATTATCAATTATACAATGTTTATACGGATCACCATTCATAAAATCATTCTTATATTTATCAATATTATTTACCCAATCACCAAAATTCATTATACATATCAATATATATATATTCTAATAATTTAACATAAAATTTAAATTTCCTATAATTAAAATATACTTTAAATTATATGAATTCATCTTCTTCAAATAAAACATCTGCAAAAACATCAAGTACAATCACATTAACATCTGATGATAAAAATGTATTAAAAAAATTAATCCAAATTACCGTATTACTTTTAGTAATATTACTTATTGTATATTTAGTAGTTGCCTCATATGTAGCATATAAAACATATGTAGAACCTACATTAAAACCTGTTGAAATACCCTCATAAATTAAATTTCATTTATATCTTCTTCTATATAATCGTTTGTATCATATGTCAAATTAGCATTACTACTTGATTTTTCATTTTCATGTAATAGATAATGAACTACCAATGAATCTTTTCTTCCTAATCTATGAGCTCTTCCAATTACTTGTGTCTCTAATTCTTTTGGCATTTCATGATATAATATTACATCTGTTGCCATTTGTAAATTTAATCCAGAACCATAATGTTTTGCATTCATCATTAATACATTTATTTTACCATCTGTAAAATCATTTATTACATTATTAATATGTGATATTCCACCCAATATTGATGAATGTTTAATATTTGACTTATTAAATTCTTTTATAATATCATTAAATGTTTCATCATATGCACTAAATACTAAAAATCTTCCATCCTTTTTACCTTTAATAATTTCCATTAAATTCACAATTTTATCTTTTAATTTATCATTTTCTTTATCCTTCGTAATTCTCGCTTGTTTATAAGAATTATCTAAAATATTCATCTTATCTGTCGTAATAGTTATTCTACAAAATGGACATAAATTTTTAACATTTACAATACACTTCAAACAAATAATATTATTACAACAACTTACAATAACTGGTTTACCACTATTTTCAAAACATATTGGGCAATTATCTTCTCCAAAATTATCTATTCTTGATTTAATACTTTGTAATCTATCTTTTAAACTTACTATTTTTTCAGTACTCTTTTTTATTGCCTCTTCTTTCACCTTTTGATCTTGATAATTTACTTTCTTAACATATTCTAATCTTGCTTCCTCATCTGCTATATCAATCTTTGTTCTCTTTGTTAATATATTAAATATATTATCATTTGTATCAATGTTACAATTTAACTTTTTTAATGCCTCCTGAATATTATTTCCATTTATCATATTTATTATATCTTTTGATATGAACTCTTTTACAGCTAATAATTCTCTTGGAGTTAAACATTTTATATGCTTAAATATAATATCTGGGAGTTTCATCGACTGAGAAACATAATCATCATTATTTTTAATTGTTAGCAAATGATGATAGTTTATAATTCCACTCATCAACTCTTTAATATAATGTCTTCTAATTGTATGAAGTCCACTTGGTGTAGCGGTAATAAACCATGCGAAATTACAACACCAATTGAAATCCGCTGGTAATTTTATTTGTAATATTTCATCAATTATTATACGACTGTACTTGACATTTCTAAATTTTTCAAAATATTCACCAAACATATTTGCACTACATACTATTACATCATAATGATGTAATGACTGATTTTTATCAATAACATCTGCTTCAATAATATCATCAGGAATATCATCAAATTCTAAAAAATCAATATCCTTTCTTTTATTAATAACATAATATTTTAACTTTGAATTCACAAATGCATAATGCCATTGACTTGTTAATGAATGGGGAACTAATATTAAATTTGTCTTTAAACACTTCTTATTATCTTTAATATGAACACTACTATATAGTGATGATGAAAGTATTTTTTCACAATCTGGTAGCTTAACTGAATCATTAATTAATCCAACAACCATTAATGTTTTTCCACTCCCAACCTTATCTGCAAGTACACCATAAGATGTATTAATTTTTATACTCTTAACTTCACTTTGCTTTAATCCTAATATTCTTAATGTATGACCAGATAAATAAAATTCATCCTCTTCATAATTATGAACTATAAACCGATCGACTTCTAGTTTTCTCATATGATATATACCAGTTTTTTGATGTTCTTTTAAAACAATTTTAATATTTTTAGGTTGTTCAATTTTAGGTGATATAATTGTAAGATTGTTCATTGTAATGTATATATTGTTAAATATTTATATATTTAACAATTTATAAATCAATTTTTTATTTTTTAATCTTCAATAAATCCATCATCTATTTCTAACTTATCTGTTATGTTAACTGGTTCTATCAATTTATTTAAATTCTCATCTGTCACAACTTTATTTTTCTTATATTCATATAATTTATTCCATACCGAACCTGAATCATCTATATAAACATTCATTATATATGCATCATTCTTTGTTTTCTTTATTTCAAAACCATATTGTATCTTAATAATTTTTTTGATAAACTTAAATGCTTCTTTTTCATCAAGTTCAACAAAATTTCTATGTCTAATCTTACAACCAAACTTATAACAAATATTATTATATTCCTCATTAAAACACTCTTTGATATTTTCTATATTTAATCCAATATTTTCCGATGATACAGACTTGGACAAATCATTAATATTAAATCCAAGCATATCAATAAATTCAAGACTAAAGTTATAAGCAGTATATATATTTTTTGTAATCAAATCACTATAAGCATTCTTACGATAACTATCATTCACAATATTTGCTTTCATCAGTTTTAATTTATCTTCCGTCTTCTGAGTTTCTGTATTTAATATTCTCTTAAGATGTCTATAATGTTTCTTTTTTATTGGATCATCATATTGTTCAAATAATGAACGGATCTTTTCTTTATCCTCTCCAAGATTTTCAATATCATAACATTTCTTAAATTTATATCTATTTACTTTCATTCTTTCTTCATCTGTTATAATCTCATCTTTCTTTGAACTAATTTCTTTATATTCTTCATCTTTGATATCAGGAGTATCAACAATCTTATCCAAATAGTTCTCCTTCTCATTTTCAGTTCTCTGTTTCTTTTGTTCTTTTAATACCTTCGAAAACTCAATTGTATCATCAAGTTTTAGATAACTTAATTTATATCCCTTATGTTTTAAATACCCAAATACTGACCAGCAAAAATTATTTTTATTTTCAATCGTTTCAACTGTATTTCTAATATATAACTCATATATCGGTTCATTTTTATACGGATAGAATATAACTCTTTCATTACGTTGAGATGTTGGTTCAACTGTTTTTTCAATTGGTTTATCCTCCCCATATGCAACAACATTTGTATTTTGATCAATAAATTTTAAATAGTCATCAATTTTACGAATCTTATGAGGAACAATATTTGTATGAATATTATAATGAGTTAAGTAATAATCATTACAGATTAACTCCTCAGTTTGTCCATATGTTATTTTATTCTCTTCCTTAAATTCCTCGTATTTATCAAATGCTAAAAATATTACCTTATTTTGTGGATGTCTTACACGATGAATCATTTGACAGAACTCTTGAGCTCCTAATGATTCTTCGCATCCATATGCATAAATTGCATCAAAATAATCTTTCTTATCGAATGAAACACCCATACAAACAGACGGAGTGTAAATAACAATATCATACTTTGACCAAGTTTCATCAACATTTCTTACAATGTTAATTTTTTCAATATCATTTACATCTCTGTTCAAAAATAAAATTTTCTTATTAGGATATCTCTCCTCCAAAATACATTTTAAATCTTTTGCTTTATTATTTGATGCCATCGGAATAATAATCTTTTTATTCTTCTCTACATCGTTTATGATTTGATTTAACCAATCGTTGAATTTCATATACTTTACATCATATTCAGTATATAATTGAAAGTTATTTACAACGATTGATACTTCTTCATCTCCTAGATTCATTACTTTTTGATAATAATTTACACAACGATCACTCAAATCTGCATCTAAAATATATACATTATCCGCGGAACTTAGATATGATTCAAACATATTAATTACCATACTAGCTTTGTTATTTTTAGTAAAATGTTGAGAAGTCATATATCTTGCTAAAGACTCACACTCATCTATTATGATAGTATGATATTTTGTTCTATCTAATCTTAAAAGTGAATCAAATTGACAAATGATACGATTGTGATTAATATACTGATCATCAAAATCAGAATATAATTTAAAACCATACTTATTTAAATCACCCAATAATTTTGCACCAAATGTTCTTCTGCTAGAAATTAACAAAATATTCATATCATCAACAATTAATCCATTTTTAAAATATGATTCAATTAAGTTAGATGTCTTACCAGTACCTTTTTCACTTTGAACTGCTAGTAATTTTGTTGAACCACTATCATAAAACTTCTTATATAATTCAGGTGTTAAATATCTTTGATTCATTATAATAGTATTTTTCTTAGAAGTTAATTGAATTTCTTTCTTAGGATACTCATTAACGATTACCTCTACAGATTTTTTCTCATTTTTAAAAATTCCTTCAATACCAAATCTCTTCGCATCATGAATTAATGATCCAATACTTAGTTTTTGATTCTTTTTACTGCTTTCTAATGTCTTCCAATGTTTGTGAACATCATCAATTCCCTTATATTTTTTAGACTTTGAACTCCATTTGTTAAAAAGATCAAGTAAATTAATTCCAGATTTTTTACTAGTATTACATAATATCATACCTACACGAATCCACGGATGATATTGATCACATACTTCCATAGGTAATCCATTTAATATTTTTTCAATATCGATGTTGTTGATATCAGAAAGAATTTCTTTGTCATCATCTATTAGTTCTTCATATTTTGTTTCCATAAAAGATTCATCTACAAAGTTATCTCCATTGATATCATCAGTATATGTGATAAGAGTTTTTTTGAAAAAATCTAAATCTTTGCCAATTGATGTCATTTTTCCATCAATTCTATATTCCATCGGAACAAGAACTCTGTTTTCACCAATCTTAGATGAACCCATAATTCTTAAACATGTTAAATTATATATACTCTCATCACATCCCTCTAGAGCAACTTCTTTTTTCATTCTTCTGAAAAAATCTTTACAAACTAAATGAGACGCAAACATGAGATTATTAAAAATTACATGATATGAATATTTCTTTTGACTTGTTTCTTGAGGGATTGTTTCTAAAACAATCACATCAGATATATTATAGATATGTTCATAGAATTGTTCGGCAAAATATAAAACATCTGTGATTGCCTTCTTGAGCAATTCCTGACTTTTCTCATATGTCAAATTTTCTTTGGGCAAGTCAATGTCCAAAGCAAATTTTAAAGGGGTATCTTTTTGCCAAAACTCATAGAAATGGCTATCTTTGTTCTCACATGTTTTAATATATATATCTTTTATCGATTTAACCAAGAACTGTTTCCTTCCAGTTTTTGCACTTGGTTTAGATTTTATATCTTCTTGAAATAAATATAACTTAATATTTTTTTTCAAGTTCTTATCATACTCTTTCAGAGCATCAATTTTTGTAACTAGACTCATTATGTTTTATATAATTATTTCTTTATACTATTAATATTTTTCTTTATCAATTTTTTATACAATATCATATATGGTGTAAAAAATTAAAAATTTCTCATAAAAACATCCCCATCAGAATCATAGAAATGTATAATTTCACTACCGTCAGGATTGGTATGGATAACCATTTTCTTTGAATGAAAAATTTCTCTTGGGATTTTATCAATTTTTAAAGTACAATTTTTAGCAATTGTGTTACCATACAAATTAAAATAATCTATAACTGTTTTATTATATCTTATTTCCATTGGATTTATATATGGTAAATAATTGGTATTTATTTCAAATTTACCAGATGTTGCTAATAAAATTGGGATTGTATTGTTCATATAAAATTGAAATATATATTTATTTAAACAAATAAATATATGTATACTAAATGGATAATATCCCATGGATTGAAAAATACAGACCCTCGCAGATAGAAGATATTGTTGGTAATACTCAAGTAATTTCTATTTTGGATAATATGATAGCAAAGAAATCCTTGCCTCATATTATTCTATTTGGATCTTCAGGCACAGGAAAAACATCAACAATACTTGCATTTGCTAAGAAAATATATGGAAAATATTTTAGACATATGATTTTAGAATTAAATGGAAGTGATGATAGAGGTATTAATGTTGTTAGAGAACAAATAAAAGAATTTTGTTCAACTAATAATAATTTATATAAAATGTTTAACAAAGAGAATATATATAAACTTGTTATCTTAGATGAAGTTGATTCAATGACGTTAGATGGTCAATTTGCGTTAAGAAGAATAATCGAAAACTATACAGAAAATACACGTTTTTGTTTAATTTGTAACTACATTACAAAAATTACACCAGCATTAAGAAGTAGATGTTTATCATTTCGTTTTGAACCATTACATAATGATTTTATAATGGATAAAATATATGATATAATGGATGCAGAGAAAGTGGATTTATCGGATGAAATAGTTGATAAAATTATTGTTAAAGCAAGTGGTGATTTACGTAAGGGTATAAATATGTTACAATGTTTAGCTACATTTGTAAAAATCTCAAAAGATAATAATATAAATTTATTATTCAATATGATTGATGATCGTGATATTAAAATAATAATGGATGAATTATATGGGAAGGCGAGTTTTGTTAAAAAATATGAAAAGATAAAGAAAATAATTGATGAGAAAGAATATAATTTAACTGAAATTATATCTTATATTATCCAATATATCATTAATAATAAATTAGTAAACAAGGATATAATAAAAGAGCTTAGTAAATTAGAGTTAAAAACATATAATAATTTAGAAAATGATCTAATTATATGTTCTTTAATTGGAACTTTTGTAATCTTAGAAAAAAAAATATAATATAATGTATGGACAAATTTATAATTGTTGTTATTGTTTATTTATTAATAATGTATGGAAATTATAAAAAGATTAGAAATGATAAGTTAGAATGGGAAAGATATAAGGATGCAATGGGTCGTTTTACCTTTTTACAATTCTCATTTGGAGTTTATGATGCTATACAAAATAGATTTACGATAATATCATTTTTGTATAGAATTATCTTCTCTCATATTGGTATTACATCATATTCATTACTTAAAGATTATTTACATTAATTATAATATATTATGTATATTATATTAAGTATAGTATAGGGAGCTTAATGAAACCATTCAATATAATTAAGGGTGATATGTTTAATATAAAAATAGATCATGAATATAAAATTTATGTTATAAATAGCACAGACAAACTAGTAAAAGAAAAATTCTTTAAAGAATTTATGATAGAATTCAACAAGAAGACATTAGATGCTACAAAGAAATTATATATTTGTATAGATTGTGAATTTAATACTAAAAAGATTGCGTTGTTGCAAATAAATTTTGAATCTGATGATGGAGGTAATATATTTATTATTGATCCAAGAATAATTGCAAATGATGTAATTGAAATATTAACAAATGATATCTTATGCAATACTCGTATTGGTAAGATATTTCATGGAGCAGATAGTTTAGATATACCATATTTCTTTTATGATTATTTCAAATCTGATGCTAAAAAGATTACAAAATTTATGGAAACATTTGTTGATACTCGTTTTTTATGTGAATATAATAATGCATATAACAAGGTGTATAAAAATATAGAAGACAATCAATGTAATATTTATTATTTATTAGAAAAATATCAAGTTATCAATAAAGATCATCGTAAGTTTTTAGATGAAAATGAAGAAAAGATGGGGAAATTATATGAAATGATTATTGATATAGATACATTAAGTGATGAGTTAATATTGTATTCATTATATGATGTTGTTTATTTAAAGTATTTGTATAAAAGAATGATTGGAACTATTAAAGAATATCAGTATGTTAATGAGATGGTTAGAATTGTTTATTTGGATAAACGTGATATAGTTAAATTTGTTCCCAAGGAGGAGGTTGAAAAGTTTAATACAAATTATTATTTTAAGGATGGGAAAATGGTTCGTTTAAATGATGCAATTGAAGGTAATATAATATTTAAGAACCAAATATTTAATACATTATATCATGTAAATTACTTTAAGAAAAATTTAATATTGATGATAAAGAATATCATATATAGTAAAATATTAAGAAGAGAACGAGTATTTTTACATAAAAATGAATTACAAAAGAAACAATTATTGTATTCTACAATGTTGGATAAATTAAAATTATATAAGATGGTTAATATAGTTGGTTTAATAGAAAATGTTTTTTAAAAACAAAAGAATTAATAAATTAATTTTTTTGTTGTTCCTCGTATTGAGTCTACGTCATCAGACAGCGCCTGCGTCACGAAGCACCTTGGCACACGCCTCACGGTTAGCGCCGCCCCAGAGCTCTGCGAAGCCGAGAGGCGTGAGCATCACGTCGGATCCTTCGTGCATGCGGCGCGCAAGCCGAGTCATAGCATATTCGGTGCCAGGAGCTGCGCACAGTAGCAATTTGAGGATGGAGACCTCACCGCCCAGCACGGCTGTGTGCAGAGCGCAGAAGCCCGTGCTATCCTGTGCGGAGACGGATGCGCCGTGACCGAGTAGTTCGCACACGACACTCTCACGTCCTTGCTCGCATGCGATGATGAGAGCCGTGCGCCGCATGTGGTTAGCCTCGCGCCGATCCACCTCGGCGCCAAGGCCGGAACCGAGGCCATCGAGCAGAATCTTCACGACGCCTGCATGACCCGAGAAGGCTGCGCGGTGTAGTGCCGACCAGCCTCCCTCACACGGAATGCCGTTCAGTGGAACTCCGGCAGCCACGAGCTTGCGTACCGTCTGCTCGTCACCGGCAGCCGAGGCGCGGTAGAGCTGTGTCGATTTCCGCTCTGCACCGATGGATTCGCGCGGGCGCATGTGAGCCTGGTGTAGCCAGGGTACCTGGAGGCTCGTGGAGCACTTGATCAGGTCGGCCGTTCCGCCGAGGAAGCCCGAGCGGTTGAGCGAGCCATCCGGATTACGAATGCCCTCGCGGAAGGTCTCGCCGCAGATGTAGCGAGCGTGGGAGATGTCGCCAGCGTATCCGTTTGCGGCCGCGAGTGCGATGACGTCGATGAACTTCTCTCCGAGCTTGGAGTCAGCCACGGGGCCGCGGAAGGGCGGGGGCGCTCCGACGGCAACGGCCGCAAGGGTCGCTGCGAGGAAGAGCGTCTCGCGTGCGGCGCGCTCTGCGTCCGCCATCTTGATTGTGATGAAAACACACGAAGATTACGTGAGATTTGACGAGTAGGAGAAGCGATGGTTATAAGAGACTTAATGGAATATGTATATAAAATAAAATTCAATTTTTTTAAAATTCATAAATGAATTTTAAAAAAATTAGGATGAAGTCTCAATTTTTTACATCAAACTAACAATCTTCATTATCAATTCATTCTTGCAAATTCTTGAAGCATATTCACCAATGATATCATGTATAACAATACGAACTGCTTCTTCACTTTCTTCATATTTTTTAATACATTCAATATTATAGCAAACATTAACTCCAATATTTAATGAATTATAAGGATATTCCAATATGTAACTATCCACAGTTGTTACTGTATTACAAAAAGTACATGTATTTGGAGCTTGAGTATTCAATAGCTTTGGAAATTTTTTCAATAGGTCACTTTGAGGATTATTAAAATTCTTTGTTCGTTTAGAAGACGCCATTGTATTCAATTTATCATACTAAGATACTATTTAGATATAAATTAAATTTCAATTTTTATACTTTCTTACAGTACTTCTTGTGATCTACCCAATCAGCACGCTGGCATGTTTGATCACAGTATTTAGTCTTACAAATTGAACATTGAGCTTTAGATTCCTTACCACACTTATTACACATATTCCAAAGCCAAGATTTAATTTCTTGTGCCTCTCTAACTGCCATTTCATATGTAGTATAATATCGTGCGTCATCATACAAATGTTTAAGCAAACGATTATCTCTGCCAGATGGTGCAAGATCACAACCATGACAATGATCGATACCGATCCGTCTACTTTCACGATCATGAAACGTAATATCGTAAGGAATACGTGATGTAAGATTATCTTCTAATTCCTGTTGGAAATGAGAAGTCAAATTAATTCTATCCTTAGTACTGAAATGTCCTTCAGGAACTATTACGTATACATTCCAAACATAATCAGGAAGATTACGTAAAATCAAACCCGTAAAACCATTATCAAGATCAAATGTATAATGCTTATTTGGATATGCATCAAAATCACTATCCCATGGACCCGGGCGAATAAACATCTTATCTATATATTGAAGACGTCTCCGTAGCTTCCTCTTAGTACGAATAATCGAGTCACCAATTGCATTATCTGTTAATATTGCAAGCAGAATATTTTCTATTATCTTATAAGTATCACTAGAACAATAATTAGTTGTTATCCCAATAGACGCAAGTACTTCCATTACTTCCGGAGTCATTTCAGCGGATTCAATCATTTTCAGAGTCTTATTAAGATATTTATCAAGATCTTTCAATTCAGTATCTTCATTATTTTCGGTAAGCTCATCAGAGTTACACTTAATAATATATCTCAGTTTTTCTGAATGACTGTTAAACCTTATAGTAATTGACCCATATTTTGAATCAAATGATATTTCTGACATCAAATCTTCACAGTGATCATCAATTGTAGACATTTTTGTAAATCTCAATGAACTCAAGATGGATTATTAATGATATAGTTATATCATGTATTATAAATAAATTTCAATTTTTATACTCAATTTTTTATAACAATCTGCAAACTCTCTCCAATACAGATAGTCATCTTATCACTACAAATAATCTTTATTTTTTTATTATTACTAATATTATAATATACTATTTCCAAAGTTCTACCACTCACAATTGATATGTTATGTTCTACACAAAAGTATAACAAAACATATTTCCAAAAGGATAATGGCTTATCCCTACAAATAGGATATTCATATATATTCCCATTTATCTTTACTAATTTCATATATGGCTTAACAATATCATTTATTACCAATTCTTTCAAATCATCTGACTCATGTGATACCTTCGTCAGATTCTTTAATATCCCAATTCCAAATGTATCAATTAATGATGGCAATAGCTTTTCACGCCACTTCCCCCGATTTGACCATGATGGTGTTGTATTCTTAAAATATGGAATATTCGAATTATGTGCATAATCAAAAATGAGATCCTTTGGATGTCCAACAAGTGGTCTCAAAATAGTTACACCATCAATTACACTACTCTCTTTCATAACTGTCAAATCAATTAGTGATCTCCCACGAACCAAATTAAAAAAGACATTCTCCTGAATATCTCCAAGATGATGTCCGAGAACAACACCAATATGATTTTTTGTAATGACTTTTTTATACAAATTAAAACGAATTTCAGTTGTCATATCTTCATATTTTTCACGCTCATTACCACGAATACGTTGAGCTTCATAAATATACTTATAATACAATTCAACATTAATAAATCGACACCATTTCATTAAAAATTCTGCTTCGAATGATGACTCTACACGATTTCCATAATCAAGATGAACCGCATTAATAATTAGATTAGGAATCGCAAATGATTTCAAAATATATAATATTACCATCGAATCAACACCACCAGATAATGAGACTGTTATAGTATGCGGTTCATCAGACTTAATATTCTTTTTGATGAACTTTTGGAGAACATTACATATTTCATTTTCATATACAAAATATGGACGAATCGTTACTTCCCATTTGTTCTCAAGAATGTTTGAATAATCTTGAGAAAAAATATTAATTATCGGACGGTCTGGTAGTTCACCAGTATCTTTCAAAGTATTATATCTCCGCAGAGTTTGCATTAAAAACTTATCTACTAAATGTCCACTATAATCTTTCATATAGTTGATAACAAACTCATAATCCTTTAAATTTGCTTGATGTCTGAATGGCATCAATAACATAATTCTTTGTAAAATTGTTAAATTCTTATCCTTCTTCTCCAAAATAAATTCCTTCGCATTATAATATGCGATGATATCATTTTTAAATTGTTCTGGAGTATCACGATATATATGCCTAGAAAATTGATCTAATATAATAATCAATGCTAGATGACCTTCGGGAGTCGCCTTCCAATTATTCAATGTGTGATTTTCTGCAGCAATTAGAAGTTCATGATATTTTTCCTTTATTAAATTGTCAAATTCTTGAGTTTCATTAAACCAGAACTTTGGAATTTTATCTTCATTTGGAAACCAAAAAGATAGAATCTCTTTCTCCATATTGTATGAAATTATATGGTTAAAGATATAAATGTAAAAAAATCAATTTTTAATGGGGATTTCATTTTGTGAAATCTCTATTAAAAATTATGATGAAGTCTCAATTTTTATATCTCAATAACCATATTAAAATTAAACATCTCTTCTAAATGAATTCCCTTATGATAATAAATATATGTGTCTAATGGCTTAAAAATAAAAAGAACAGTTCTTCTAAGTTTTTCGAATGTCTCTTGAGAACCTGTATTATTATGACGACGTAAACGTTCTTTATTCTTCATTTTTTGTATTTCTATCATGACATTATCATATAATTCTTCAGAATAATTATTTGGAGAACGTCCACAACACATGTTATAAATAATTGAATATAATCTTGTTTTTTCATTTGTATCTAATACAATATCCTCATCAAAAATATACTTTAAAAAATTCCATTGTTCGTGAAATGATAAATGATTATTTGACATATTATATTAGTTGATATATTTCTATATATATAAAATAATTTATTTACAATTTTGCAATCATACCCTTTAATAGATTGTATTGTAGTTCAAAATTTGCTGTGTTAGTAGTAATCTTCTTCCACTCATCTAACTTCCCAAAAATTTCCTTTTGTTTCAATTTAAAATGACTCTTAATAATATCTTCAAATCCAAATGATGGATTCTTCAATTGTTCAACCATTCCTAATTTTAAGGTATGATATCTAACTGGTTCCATATAGGCATCATTTTTTGCTTTTCCTTCTTTTGTTCCTCGAGAACCCTCATATCCAGGCTCATTAAAATACGGTTCCTCGCAGAAAATAAGCGATTGAATAGATAATAGAACTTGGAGAATAGTCGATTCAGTTGACCATGACTCACCACCAGTTCCACTCCATGTTCCAAGTAATGATAGACATACTTTACCACTGTCATACAAGTTCGGATTAAATCTAAACTTACCACCGCCTGTTGTAATAATTTCAACATGTGGAGGAGTATTCGGATAATCGGCATTTAAATACATATCAAATTCAAAACATCCATACGCATATGGCGTATCAGGATGCGGGATAATTAGAAATTTCATAATTGACATATTTCCTTCATCCATTCTTAAGAAGATTGATGAAGTATCAGAAATTGGTAAATTTGATGATAAATTTTTCATTTCAGATTTGATTCTTCTTGAGAAATTTACACCTATAGTATTTACATTTGTTTTATCCATAAACTTAAAATGCTTAGATTCAATAATTTTAGCAAAACCAAAAGCAGATTCTCTCATGATATCTACATAGGAAGTCTTCGTAACAACATCCTGCTTCTTTTCTAAGATAGGAATACTTTCATAAATGTCAGAATAATCCGAAAATGATTCTCTTTGAGAACAAATTTTTTCAAGATTAAAATTTTCATTATATTTTCCTAACTTGTAAATTTCATTGAATACTTTAAATAATACAGTATAATATTCCTTATTTTTCTCAATTTCAAACAAAGATACATCATAGATATATTGTTTAATATATGGGATTAAACATGTTTCGCCAATATATTCTCCATTTTCTTTGATTAATGGTAATATTTTCTGCAAAATTATTTTAATTAGTTTATTCTTTGCTTCTTGAGTTGCAATATGAGATTTAATATCCCATGTAGAACCCTTAAAATCATAACCAATACCCTTATTATTTTGTTTATCCTGAATTTTAAGAAAATCAAAATTTAAATTATAAGTTTGAATATTTAGTGGAGCAGTATTTGTAACCTCGGTTAATTGAGTAGTATATGACTGAAAATCTTTATTTTTAATTTGAGACTTAATTGTATCAAAATCAAGTTTGTCAATATTATTGTAAATACCAATAATTATATCTTTTAGACTAATTAAAGGATTCCATTTATTTGCATTTAACATTTCGCAATTAGTTAGTGAATAAGTTAAACTTGCTGAACATGACGTTTTTACATTAATTGATGGAGGTTCATAAGGATATCTTTCACTAATAATTAATTCATACTCAAATTTATTAGATCCATGTTTATTTTCAACATAAACCTTAAAAACAGTATCAATTGGCTTAATAATAACATTCTTAGTATTTTTGATTGCATTATTAATTTCACTTATAATTTGATGGACAGTTGAATGTCTACCAATCTCTTTTGACTTTCTAATAATTTCATATGGAACATAATTATCATTTTCATAATTATTATCAATTATAATATCATCTGATAAATCAGGAAGTAATTTTTCAGGTTCAATATCTATCTCAAATTTAACAGGCTTTGAATCTTTTAGTGGTTCATCTTCTACTAAAAAACCATTATCAGAATTTACATCATCTTCATCTAATCCTTCAAGTGAAATAATTGATTCATTATCATCTTTCTTTCCATGAAAAATTTCTAATATATTAATCTTCTTTTCTTTTTGTTTAGGCTTTTCAGAACTTGCGTCAGAATCTTCATCTGAATCTGAGTCTTTATTTGTTTCATCATTCTCATAAAAATAATCATTAAACATAATCAAATTCTCTGATATAGTTTTTCTTTCATCTATTAGATTATATAGATCTGTAGTAATCTTCTCTTGATTATAACATTCTACATCAATAATTGTATTGCTATTATATGTTAATTCAATTTCATTATCTTCAGTATAACACATAATACAGTTATCATCTGGATATATTTCAAAATCAGAAATATATCTATAATCTTTTTCTACATGAAGTTTAAAGAAGTTAATTTCTTTCTTTATTATATCATCTGGTTTATTAGGTAATTGAACGTTTTTGACATCAAAGCTGATATTCATTTTGTCGATATACATATTGTATTATTTATATAATATGTAGATTTATCAATTTTTTTAGGGATTTATTTATAAATCACTATTAAAAATTAGTGTGAGCAAAGCGAGAGAACAATTTTTTTAGTGAGCAACGCAACTTAAACTTTTATAGTATATTCCATACATAATATTCTTTCACTTTCAGTATTAAACCATTCATTCTTAATTATAACTTTACCTGATACACCAGCTGGAATTGTACCTTTACTTTCAGAAGCATAGTTTCCAACGTATAAAGGACATGTAGTATTACTCTTTGCAATTTCTTCGCATAAATCATTAGTTGTTGGAGAAAAAGGAATACCATTAAAGCTTATAGAATATTTAGAAGTTCCACCAGTTATTTCTTTAGATAAATCTGTGTTTAAAAATAATGTGTAGTCTGTTTGGGGGAGAACTGGTAAAACATCTAACTTTAAGTTTTGAGCAATATCTGTTGATGTTCCACATGATCTATATGTAAATGATGATACTGTGTTATTATAAACAACTAACTCTTTGCTCATATTTTGTGTAGGGACAATATGTGTTAAATTATGTCTTGAATGATTATGTCTTAAATGAGGATAACTTAATGCGGGAACAATCAATAATAATAAAAGTGAAAACATTTATATATATTATATTTATATTTTTTTATATACTAATATAAGAATGCAAGTAAATGAATGGGGTCCATCAGGCTGGAAATTTTTACATACTATAACTTTTAATTATACTCCTACAGATGAGAATAAAAAAAAATATAAAGTTTTCTTTGATAGTATAGGATCTGTCTTACCATGTCCTTATTGTTGTACATCTTTTTCAATTTATGCTAAAAATATCCCAATTGATGAATATTTAGATTCTAGAGAAGGATTAACTTATTGGTTATATATTATACATAATCTTGTAAATCAAAAAGTATGTAAACCAATGTCATCATTTGAAGAAGTTGTTATTCAATTTGAAAAGATTAGAGCAAAATGCGGAAAAATAACTGGAGATAATGATGTTGAAATTAAAACATGTCAGATTAAACAAAAAGAACATATTGATCATGATTTTATTAATAAATTTGTCAATACTGCATTTGAAAAATACAGAGAGAAATCTAAAGAACATATTTTAAAATTATTCGACACAAATGATAATCCCAATAAAGAATCATTAGATTCTTTTTTGAATTGTAAAAAATAAAACATTTTTTGTAAAAAATAAAACATTTTATATATAAATTATTTATACATTGTTTGATGTAGTTCCAGAACGAGGAGCGCCACTTGTTCTTGGTCTACCACGTCCACGAGTAGTAGTAGGTCTTGTTTGACTTCTTCCAACAGTTTGAAATCCTTCAGTATCGACTGGTGCAGATGAAGATCTTTGTGCAAGCATTGGGGTTGGAGAAGATGTTGATTGTCTTGAATCACGTTGTGATTGTCTTGGGGCTACATTTCTTGCATCACCTCCCATGGTTCCACGGGTTTGAGCCTTCGTGCGATTAAACTTGTAGAAAGTAAAATCTCCTGCAGTATATGCACGAAGAGTGTTGTAATCTTCAAAACGATCTACAACAACCTTTCCTGTATGACCATTATTATCAATACGAGAATAGCTTACTTCTGCATCTGGTACGACAGACATAATCTTCGCGTTTAGCTTATCAACTTCTGTTGACTTAAGTTCTGTGTTGAATTTTGCAAAGATAGAATAAAAATGAGGACGGAAACTTAGGTTGTTAGAACTTAAAACACTAATAACATCATCAATTTCTTCACCAGTAATAAATGTCTTTGATTTTGTTACATTACCCTTTGATTCCTTTTCAAGAACTGAAACTCCTTCTTGCTTGAGAAGTGTGTCTTTTACTGATTGAGGAAGACTACCGAGAACTCTGAGTGTACGACTTTGAACGTTTGAAACTTGTGCCATTTAACTATTTATATTAAATATAATATTTAATCTTTATATAATATTTCTTATATATTTTAATATTTCCTATATTATAGAAATGAGTATACAAAATATATTAAGTTATTTTTTTGAACAACAAAATAAGGAAACTCCAAACACAGTATCTAATTTATTAAATCAAATTACCGGAGATGGAAACACAAATGTTAATACAAAAAAAATAGTAGAATTAAAAGCAATTGAAACTCCTGAAGTTGATAATTCAGGAATGTTAAAACAATATTTAGAAGATCTTAAAAAATCTCCCCAACTAAAAGAATCAGAAAAAAAAGAAACAAAACCTATAACAATGAATAAATTTTATTCATCAGAAACACCAATCTAAATAAGCTCTATATTTAAATTACTTAAATAATTTTTATTTATTTTTATCATTAATTTTACTATAAAATAAATTAATTGATTAATTGTTCCTATAATATGTTTTTTAATATGATAATTCTTATTAAATTCTTTATGCTTTTGTTTTTTTATATTTCCAATTTCTTCTCCAACTTTAACATGTGATTCAATATTTTCATTTGTAAAATATATCAAATCATCATCAAAATATACATTTTTATCACTTACATAAATAACACATGATCCTCCATATTGAAAATATGCTATTTTTTCTTTTGTATAATATTTTTTAAATAACTCAGTATTATGCACTATACTTGATATTAAAATAGAACCAACCATTACTAAATAAAAAATACTATCATCATCTCTTTTAAACTTAAAAATAACTCTTTTATTTTCATTTAATACATTTATTTCACTTCTTAAATAATCTTTATCAACTGATATATATTTTCCATTAAATTCTTTAATCTCCATTAATATACCATCTTCTGGCATATGAACATGATGATAATCATTTACTGCTAATCTTGATACAATAATACTATATTTAAGTGATATATTTTCTTCATCTATTAATTTTGCTAAACTAAAATGTTTACCTTTAATATGTAATTTTAATTTATAAAAATTTTTATAATTATAAAACATGCTTCTTGATGAAACTGGTGCATAAATTATTTTTGAATTTTTAATTATATCTAATGGAACTTTTAATTCTCTAATAAAAAAATCATTAAATGAAGGACCATTTACAATAAATTTTGATTCATTGATAGAGTAATGTTGAATAAAAGATTTAATTAAAAAAGAACTTAAATTTGACTTTACAAAATATGCAAAAAAATATGTAATAACCATTGCAAATGAATCACTTCCAAAATATTTATTATTTAAAATGTCACGGATTATAATATATTCAATTCTATTTAAATACTCTGGAATTAATGAACAATATTTTCTTGAATAAATAAATCGATCTTCAATAATATTTTGTTCTTCTGTATTGTATTTATAAGTATTTTCTATATTATAAAATAAAATTGCTTTAACGATACTATTATCCTCATATTTATACGAGGTTGTATTTGTTTCAATATCAAAATGATTTTCATCAATTTTTACTAATACTTTTTTTTGATCCATTAAAGTATAAAAAAATATTTCTGTCTCTTCATTAACTATATTTATTAATTTATTATTATTCAAAGAAAATATCTGAATCCTTTGAATTCCCCCTATATTTTTTATTTTTAATTTCCACTTTATTATATTCATTCCGCTTATAAACATTGTTTTATATTTTTTTTGTTTTATAAACTTATTTATTTCACATATAAAAAAATATATCCATGATTAATCATAGATGATACATCTTTTGTAGATACTCCAGAATCATCTAAACATATCCAATCTTTGAAATTCTCATTTTTGTTTTTATTATAATTATATATATAATGTCCACCACTAATTGACCCCATATGATGTACACTCCCACGTAATTTATATTCAACACCATTTGGTAATTTTAATGTTGTAGGAATTTCAATATTATCATCATTTTTTGATGAATGACGACCATGGTGTTTAAATCTTTTCAATTGAACATGTAAATATTTTGGAGTTGACACAATCTTATCTGATTTAATAGCATCAGTATTAGTTTTACATTTATCACAATAATATTGATTTTCTTCATTTAATGTTTCAGGATCACTGATATTATTTATTATTTCATTTAATTTATTACTTGATAATCCTAAACTTAATTTATAATCTTTTGCAACATTCGTTGATACAGTTGAACACTTTAAACATTTGATTGTTGTTTTTAAATATATTGCAAATAAATAATCCATTATTTTATCTAAAGTGATATCTCCCTTGATTACAAAATTATTAATTCTTCCTTCTTTTATCTCTCTCTTAATTATATCATCAATTTCACCAATTAAATATGTGATTACTTCATCCGCATCATCTTGTGAACCAATTGAATATTTTTTATTTAAATTTGCATAATATCTTACCAAATTAATAGGAGAAATAGAACTGTTTGTATTTTTTTTATAGTCTTCAAATATTTCTTTAAAAATGTTTATTAATTCGTGATTAATTTGTAAATCAGAAATTATATTTACAAATACACTACATCTCATAATATTTTGTAGTGCACTATTGAAAAAACATGTATTACCATGGTTTTGTAATCCGCAATAATGATTGTTATTCATATTGTATATATATTTTAATATTTTTATATAATAAAGGAAATGAAATTCAATTTTTTAGATTTCCTTTTTTAAAGGAAATCTAAAAGATTAGGCTGAAGGCTCAATTTTCTCTTCTACCACAACTTCTAATAAACATTTCCTATAATAGTCTGAATCTATTTTTAGATTTTGAATTACAAGATAAAGAGGATGTGCTCGTGGAAGTGTCATTGATATATATGATCTTGCATTAATATTTTGAAAATGAATATGTAATCTCCATGTAGACGGATGATAATGAAAATATGTTACAATTTTATTACTCTTAACTTTATATTTTTCTTCTATCATCTTTAAACCATCTACTCTACATTTTTCTAAAATAGGTATATATTCGAATGTTAATTCACGTATTGATTTTATTTTTTTATCAATTATCAGTCCAATCACATGTAAATTATTTAGATTACCATCTTTCCAATTATAATCAGGAAAAAAAACCATAAATTCATTTTTTACAATAATTTCATTTTGACGATGACCATCAATTATATCATCTGTCCATTTAATATTTAGTTTATGAGTTGAATCATTTGTAAGTTTTAAATAATCATTATAACTTTCTAATTTAATAATTCTTGAAATTTTTTCAATATCATTATGACTCTTTGAACGTTTAGATTCAGTGTCATTTTTTTCTGGACTTCTTCCACGTTTTTTATTATCCATTATTTAAAGTATATATTTAGTTATATTTAGTTATATAGTTTAAAAATCAATTTTTATAATTGAATTTAGTTAAATTATTTTTCAATAATATTATATATATAATGAATAGTTCTTCAAATAGTTCCCCAAATAAAAGATTCAGAGGATCAAGAAAAGCATTAGATGCTTTAAGTGCATTTAGCAATGCTCCAGTTCTCAAGCCCTCTGGATTTGTTCCAGTAGATTCATTAATTAAAGGAAGAAGCACACCAGAAGTTTTAGTTAAAGTAGGAAGTCCCAAGGTTACAGTTAAGGCATCTACACCAACTACTGTTAAAGTTGTTGTTTCTCAACCAAAAAAACAAACACCACCACCTGCTGCCAAAGCAGTTGTTAAAGCATTAGTTAAATCAATAACTAAAGTAACTCCTCCTTCTACACCCAAAATGACTCCTAAAACAAAAGCACTTGTTAAAGCAGCCGCAAAGAAAGTAGCAAAAATAACACCAAAAGCAGTTTCAAAAGTAACACCAAAAGTAACTCCTAAAACAAAAGCAGTTGTTAAACAATTAGCAAAAGCATTAACAAAAGTAACACCACCTGTTACACCCAAAGTTACCCCCAAAGTTGTAAAAGCAGTTAAACAATTAGCAAAGGTTGTTAAGAAAAGTGCATCTGCAAAGGCTGTCAAAACAGTTATCTCTAAAGCAACACCAAAGGTAATAATTCAACCTCGTTCAGCCGTTAAAATTGAAGTTGTTAAACGTATATCTTCACCAGTCAGACAAGTAGTTGTTAAAACATTACCAAATGTCAGCCCTAAAATTATATTAACAAATGTATCTAAAGTAAGTGCACCAACAATCCAAATTGTCAAACCTCCACAAATTTCTACACCTAAAATAACAGTTAGAAATGCTGTAGGAATAGAGACACCTAAAGTTGTTGTTAAAAATTTAGTTGCTGCAGCAGCATCTCCTAAAGTAACAATCGTCAAAAATAAATTAAATAAATTACGTAAATCAAGCAAAGTAAGTAAATCAAGCACAACACCTAAGAGTGTTGTTGTTTCAAGCCCTGCTCCCCCTCAAATTGTAACTAAACCTTCTAACTTATTATCATCTCCTGGATCACCATTAACACCACTTGTAACTCCTCCTTCATCACCTGTAACACCCACAGTATCACCTGTTTCTACATCCCCTGTTTCTGCATCCCCTGTTTCTACTCCTAAAAAAGTAGAAAAATTCACAGCTGGTCAAATAGTTGGTATCTCATTTGGAACATGGGTATTATTCAGCATTGTTCTCGTATTAATTCTTGGTGTATTCTATCGTGAAAGAGTAATGGAATTAGTTAATAGAATGATGATGCGTGCATAAATTAAATTTATAAATATTAAAAATTAATATTTAAAAATTACATCTAAAATCTTTTCTCAAGATATTGTAAATATTTTATATATCTATTGATATATTCTTTTGAATTTTTTCTAACAACAAATATATCAAGCATTATTCTAAATTTAGATAATAAATCTGCTTTATCTTTTTTATATGTTTTTCTTGCTTCTAATTTAAAATCATCCTTTTGAACTGGATTACTTAATTTTTTAACGAATAATTTATCAGTAGCCATTTTAGTAATTAAATTTTTAATTGGCATTGTAACATCAGGGTCATTTAATATAATAATTAAATTTGGATCAGTTATAAGTAAAAAACTTAAATTTATTGATTCTCCATCCATAATATATATTATTTATATAAAAAATATTATATATTAATTTAATTAAAAATAAATGGGGTACCTTTATTAATTGCATTAGAACGATCTTCATCATTACATTCAGACATACATAAAACTAATTTTTGATGATAATCTAATGTTGTATCATATCTATTTGTTACAAATGCATTTGTATAATAAGTGCTTGGATCAATTAATGCATCTGGATTATATATTCTTTCCTCAAATATTTTCATAAATTCACTTACTTGACCACAATAAAATCCAGAATTTAAATACTTAAATTTACTATCTTGGGGAGAATTTGAAATCATTTTGTATCTTACATATTCTAAATGACCAGGTAATAGACGATCGGCACCAAATACAATTTTTTTACCAAAAGAATCATAACGTTTTAATAAATCATTCAAATCCAAATTATTTAAAGTTAATGCTACAGGAACTAATGCAAATAATAAATCTTCAGGATTTAATTTACTACATAAATAATGAATTTCATCAACATTATGATTCATCTCATTAACATGAAATCCCAAATCTTTATTAAGTCCATGATTTGTTATAAACCATATTTTTCGTTTACCAACATATGTTGGCTTTAAATTATTTAATTGAATTATTTTTTCAACTGTATAATCAATTACGTTTTGATAACGATACGCCTTCTCAAATAATATTTTACATTTTTTAATCATTTCTTCACATTCTTTTTGATGTGACTCACACCATTCATATTGTTCTTTAATATTACTAAAGTCATCTTTAATTGGAACATAATGAACCCAAGGAATATAATCATTATGAAACCATTGTCTCCAACATGATTCTGCTTTTAAAATTACAGATCCAGAATTTAATTTCCATGCGGTTGAATCCCATGATCCAGCAGTTCCATCAATATCTAAAAGATATTTATATCCAATCATTTCTGTTATTTCCATGTATTTAGGCGCGATTATATAATCTTCTTTTGGTACTGCATCACTATAAAAATATTCACGTTGTGACATTTCAATATCTGTTCTTGATGTAAAATTATATTTTGTTCCTTTTAATTGTCCAGAAAATACAATTTTATTTATTTTAGTATTAAATGGTATAAAATTATGTAAGGAACGATATTCATTATATCTATTAAGATAAAAATAATAACGATCTGGAATATCAATTACATTTGAAATTGAATGTTGATTTGCTTGAGCAAATACATTTTTTTCTTTATGTAATATAGCAAATTCATTAGGATTATCTAATTTAACTTCTATACAATTGCTATATTCAGTATCACCTATTTGTTTAGCATTATATCTTGATGACTGATAATTATTTTCCATATATCCATCAGATGCACATATTACAAAATGAAATTGATTAAATAATTTTTTCATTTCATTTACAGCAACAATGTGCTTAATTGCATAAATAATCATAAATAAAATTTCATAATTTTCATTATATATATATACATTACCATTTTTTACTCCAACAGCATATAAATTTATAGGTAATGTAACAATATCTGAATTAAATAATTTATTAAATTGTTTACGTGTAATTCTTTGTGGTTCAGGAAATGATACTAATTCATAAAATGGTAACTTTTTAACCTCTTTTTCAGAATTAAAAATATCAAAATCTGTTTCAACTATTACACGTTTTTCATGTTCAGGCGAACCATCAATATTAATTGTAACTGTCTTTTGTAATTTTGAATAATTAACCAAGACTTTTAATTTTTCTGCCCACCCAGCCTTATACGAATCTAATCTTCTAACAATTATCGCATAACACCTAGAATGTATATATTCTGTAAATACCTGAAAATCTTTTTTTCCACAATAATCTACTACATCTAATTCTAAATCCAATACAGACATTTTATATAAAAAATTAATAATAATTCTTTATATAATTTAAAAAATTAATTTACCAACGACCCCCATTATATAAAATAAATTGAGTTCCACTACCAATACATTTATTTAAATCATCATGAGTACATTGATATGCACACATTACTAATTTTTGAGAATAATCTAATTGGATTGAATATTTACCCGACAATAATGCTCCTACAAAATATTCTTGTGAAATTGGACAATTATTTTTATCATAAATTCTTTCATCAAATAATTTTGTCATTTCCCCTGCTTCCGCACAAAAAAATCCAGGTTGTAAATATTTAAAAATCGAATCTTTTGGAGCTAATTTATTTAATTTAGATCTAACTCCGTTTAATGATTCAGGCCATAAATTCTTTTCTGCTCCAAATACTATTTTTTTATCAATCGATAAATATATATCAATAAATTTATTTAAATCAAAATTATGGACATCAATATATTCAGTGTTCATATATATCACAATGTCTGTAGAATTCAGTTTTCTAAATACATTATGTATTCCATATATATTTCCAGATATTTGTTTATTTATTATTATCTGATTATCTAATTGTGTCGGATTTTTATAATCAGTACAAAAAAATACTCTTCTATCATTTAAAATATACGGCTTTAATCTATTAAATTCATATATTTTTTCAATCGTATAATCAATTACATTATGATACCTAAATATCTTTTGAAATAATTTTTTACAATTTTCAATCATTTTTAAACATTCATCTTGATTATTTTCACACCATTGATATTTTTCTTGTATATCACTAAAATCATCAGCAATTGGAACATAATGTTTAAATGGTAAATATTCATTATAAAAATATTGTCTCCACCCAGAATCAGATTTTAAAATAACAGAATTTGAATTTAATTTCCATGCTGTAGCATCCCATGTACTTGAATTACCATCAATATCTAAAATATATTTATAATTAATCATTTCAGTTGAATCAACCCACCTATCAGGACAATACATATTATCTTTTGGAACAGCATCAGAATAAAAATATTGTCTTGGATTCATTTCTATATCACGTCTATTTGTAAAATTAAAACGTGTTGCTCTCTCTTTTCGACATCCATATACAATTTTATTTATTTTATTCATAAATGGTATACCTTTATGAAATGACCTAAAATTATTATATAAATTACAATATAAATAATGTCTATCAATCATATCAATTGTATATGATATTTTTTTATGAGTTGCTTGAGCTAATATATAAATATCTTTATGCACAATTGGATACTCACTTGGATTATCCAATATAATATGTTTTGTATTTTGAAGTTCATTTTCTCCAAATTTTCTTCCAATTGTTCTTTCACTTGAATAATGATATTCTATAAAACCATCTCCCGCACATATTATAAAATAAAACTCTTTTAATACATTATTAGAAATAGCTACATTTGCAATATGTTTAATCGGATAAATAATATCATAATAATCCGCAAAATATTCGTTATATAAATAAACATTTCCTTTTCTAATTCCAACAGCATATAAATTACGAGGCAATACAATTATATCTGTATTAAATAATTCATTAAATTGTTTTCTTGTTAATTGTTGAGGATCTGGCGATTCAATAATATTATAATTAGATAGTCGATTTATAGGTTCACCTTGTTCTATTTCAAAATCAACTTCTACTAAAACCTTCTTCTCATTTTCAGATGATGTACCAATATCTACTACAAATGATTTTTGAGGATGAACAACAAGAACGTGTAATGTATCATCCCATCCTGTAATTGTATCTAATCTTTTAACAACTACATAATATAATTTATTAGAAACATATTCACTAAAAACTTGGTAATCTCTTTTTATATATGAGAATGTGTAGTTATAATCACATAAATCTATTTCTAGATTACTAACTTGCATTATATTATGAATAATTATTAATCTTTAAATATGTTTATATAAAGATTAACTATGCAAAAATTGATTCATTTGGATTTTTAATATCATTTAATAAAATATCAATATGTTTTTTATTTAATTTTAGAGGAAATACTAAATTTTCTATTTTAAATGTCCAATCTAAAACACCGTATTTACCATCTCGATCAATAGATGCTCTTAAAATATCAACTCTTTTACAAATTGTATCAATATTTCTTTTTAATTCTCTAACCCCTTTATCATTTTTTTTATTTTTATTAACAATATATTCAATTATTGAATCATCAAAAAATAGTTGATTTTCTAATCCATAATCTTTACATTTTTTAGGTATTAAAATATTTTTAGATATTTCTACTTTTTGTGAATTACCATATCCTTCTACATCAATCATATATAATCTATTTCTTAATACTTGGTTTAAATAATCACTATTGTTTAATGAACATATAAACCAGATATTACTCAAATCAATTGGAATATCAGAAACATATTTATCATAAAACATATTATTTTGTGTATTATCTAATATATGTATTAATTGATTAACAACTTCTGCTCCTTCAGGAGAATCACTTATTTTATCGATTTCATCAAAAAATATAATTCCATTACAACAATTCATTTTTATTAATGCATCTACAATAATACCTTGTCTTGATCCAATATATGTATTTGAAAATCCATCTAAAAATGATCCATCTTTTATTCCTCCCAATGAAATATGATAAAATGGTAAATTTAATGATTGAGCCATTACATGAATAATTTTTGTTTTACCAATTCCAGAACAACCTACAAGTGATAAAATTTGTTCAGATTTACGTTTCTTTATAAATCGATTAATAATTTGTAACATTAATTCTTCTTTAACATTTTTCATTCCATATAATTCTGCATCTAATTGAATTTTAATATGTTTTAAGAAATCATTTGTATTTGTTATTTGTAAATTTTCTTTTCTTTTTAATGGAATACTTAAAATTAATAGTATCCAATTTTTTAATTTAAAATATTCTGAATCTTTATCACTCATTTCCTCTAACATTTTATATTTATTATAAAGTATTGTTTTATAATCATCATCAATATCTGAATTTATAATTTTTTCTTTTAAATCAACAGAAATTTTATTTAATGCCTCTAATCTTTTCACTTCTGAATCAATTTTTATTTTATGTTGAATTTGAGATGGTGTCATTGTGGATATTTTTGTAATTTCTTCTTTCATTATATCTCTATACTTAATATATTCTTCCAAGTTATTTTCATTATTTTTCATTACACAATACTTCTCAACTAATCTAACTTTCTCTAATTCACTAATATTTTTTAATGATAATATATTATCTATTGTAACTGTTTTATCATACAATTGTAGTTTTATTTTATTAAATAATTCAGTCATCTCTTTATTCTCTTTCTTTGTTTTATTACCTAATATAACATTATCTGCTTCTAAATCTAATTCCCCTAAATTATACATATGACATTTTTCATCGAAATTATCTATTTTTTCTTCCTCTATTGTATCTTTACGATTTCTTGGCTTCGGCTTTTGTTCCTCATCATCTGTATTAAGTTCATTATCAGAATTATTATTTATTTCTTTTTCTTTTTCAATTGTAGCGTCTGAATTAAATCTTCTTCTCTTAACCATACGTTTTATATATTTGAAAGGTAAACTTTTCAAATAAATTAAACAACTAAACTATTATTTTTTTAATCCACGAATCACTTTCAAAATATCATACATTATTTTACAATCAACCTCATTGTAATCAATTAATTTATTAAATTCTGCACGATTATTTTTATTGTAATAATTATACGCAATCATATGAATTTTATTATCCATCAAAATATCTCCCTCCCAAAATGTTCCTATCAATTTATTCTCAAACATCCCCTTTCCAATACTCTTTAATGAATGACTATATGCTCCTTTAACCGTTATTAAATTATCTCTAAAAAATTTATATAAATCATACCACTTAATTGTATTTTGTGGAAGTTTTAATTCATTAACCATTTTATTCATTTTATATGGTTCTACTGAACTCCAATGATAAAATAATGGTTTGTATGAAACCTTGTATTTTTTATTTGTTTCTTCAATATGATTCATCACCTTTGTATACATTTCTCTTTCAGATACTTCATCTAAACAATTAAGTGTAAAACAACTGTAGTTCCAACTTTTATCATATACATGTCCTAATCCAATCATATATACATAATTTTTATTCATATGGGTTATCGTCTCAAAATCAATATAATATTCAAGTTTTGTATCATTCATGATATCATCTGAACTCTCTAATGATTTATAAAATACCAACTGAGAAGATTTATCACGATTTGTATCCAATATAGAATTTACTATATCAGCAGTTTTACCATTGATGCCAACTAAACTAGCGTTTAGTTGGGGATTATCCCATGTTGTAATTCCTTCTCTAAATGCCTTTTCTCGGTGTTCTGGTGTTAAATATGATATTAATGTAATATCTTTTAATTTTTCTGCGGATGCTTGTTTAATACCACGATAGCCATCATCATTTGTATTACACATATTTGGATAAATATTTTTATTTGATGGTGGATCATGTGTCCAATCTGTAGATTTCTTTAAACTTTGTAACCAATCAATAGAATCTTTTGTCTCTACAACTACATTTTTATCCTTACCTCTAAAATCAATTATTCCTAATTTATCTATAAAATCATCAGAGTCTTTACGAACCACTGTTTTTTGAACAGTCTGTTCCATTTTCCAACCATTTCCAAGTATAAATGCTTTTGAAACTTCTTCAGAATCTACCTCTGTCTGCATATAATTGAGAGCATCATTGTAAACTTGTAATTGATACTTAAATGGCTTTACCGATAAATTATTACGTAAAGTTTTATTATCTACATTAAAATGTAATTTCTTGTTTTTGATATCAACTACATAATAATGATGACCATGTGGAAAAACTGATTTACAATCCTTGATTTCATAAGTATTCTTTGTTATATCATTTATAAAATCATCACGAATTAATAAATCTACACATCCAAGTGTCTTATTTTCAGGATTTTGTAATACACCTTGATATATAATAGGTGTTCCAATATACATTGTTTTAAATGTTTTAATACACATCTCTTTATCACGAGCCATATATGATTCACAAATTTGAACCATTTCATCTTTATATTTATTTGTTAAATATTCAACAACCTTTTTTTCAAAATCAATACCTTCCTTAAATCGCATTTGTATTGGTTCAGGAAATTCTCTCTTTACACGTTTTGTTTTATCAGGTTTATCTGTAAATGAAAAAATGTTATATTCATCATAATAATCTAAACATCTATCATTTAATGCACTGTTTCTTGTTTTTGAAGCACTAACCCATTCGTCTGTTATAGTATAATCAAATTTATCTTTGACAAGTTCTTGATATTTAACATCTTGTTCAATCAAATCTCTACTTCTTTTCTTTGAATCGTACCTAGAAATATTTTCTTTTGAAACATTCATATAACTAGTATTATAAATATATATATCCGAATTATCTAAATTTGTATATTGTAGTATTTTTTTAATACTTGCTACATATTTTGAATCTAATTCAATATCATTTGTAATATAATAATCAATTAATTTATTTTGAACAATTCCATATATTTCATAATTTTTATTATCGATAGAAACATATGCATTAAGTCTTTTAATATTTGGAATTAAAATTTTAATATCATATTTTTTTTCTAATGAAATAGATTCTACAAGTGGTTTACATTTACCCAAAACTGTAGATAATCTACGCTTGATAATACTATTAAACATTTTATAATATATATAAAATTATTCATTTATATATTATATTTTAAGATCTTTTAAAAAAAAGCTAATATCATCTATTATATAGTCAATTTCTTTTTCATTCAATAATATTTTATTTATTATTAATAATCCATTCTTTTTTATTCTAGAAAACCATTCATTATATGTCTCAGATGGTATTATATTAAATAATGCTAAAAATATAATTTGGTTTTTCTTTGTTATTTCTTTTTGAATAATTTTTAAATTTTTAACAAATCTTATAAATGATTCTTTATTTTCTAAAATTTCTAAAATATCCATATCTGTTTTTATATTACAATTTGAAAGAAGCATTATTAAATCATCAAATGTAACATCAATTTTATGTTCAATTTTAAAATAATTTTGTATAATACTTAAATTAAAATTAATTTCTTCAATATTAAATGTATCGATTGTATAATCAAAACTTATATATTGTAAGGTTGATTTAATTGTATATATTTCATTATTTGTATTTTTAAATATTTCTAATAATTTAATCTTTTTCGTTATAAGTATATTTAATTCTCCATATGAAGGGATTGTTTTCTTAGAAATTAAATGATTAATTGAATCTAAAGAACTTAATATATCTATGTTATTATTTTCTAATTCATTTAAACGTCCTGTTAAAAGAACAATATTATTATTTGATTTAATTTCATCAACAATTGTGTCATATATATCTGATAAATCATCTAATCTATCTTCATTTAAAATTAAGTTTATTTCTTCAACATATTCGTGAATAATTTCTGGTAAATTATTATAAAAAAAATCATCTAACATTTCAAATAAATTTTCATATTCACTAATTAATTCTTCAATATATTCTAGAATATTTTGTGGATACTTCAATAATTCATCTATTTGATCATATATATTTAATAAATTTTTAATATGATCATCAATGTTAATAGATTTTGATAAATTAAATAATTGGGATAATTGAGAAGGATCTTTTTTTAATTTAACTATTGTAATAATTTGAAGACTACTAATCAAACTTTGTTTATCTTTTAATATTTTTTCAATATTTTTATTATCATTCAAAATTAATTTATAAATTCTTTCTATTATAATTTTAATATATTTAATTCTTTTTTTAACTTCATCCATATTTTTTATTGATAATTCATTAATTGTATCATTAATTAAAGAAAAATGATTTTCTCTTGGTGAAATATTATTCACAAACATAAATTTATCTACTATATCTATTTCTGATATATAAGGTTTTGTTCTAAGACTGATATTTAAATCTTCATTTTTATGCAATAAAAAATATTCTATAACATTTTTATATTTTTGTTGATTATTATTAGATTGACTTAAAACGTACTTTTTTAACGGTTTTGCATATATTTTAAAATATGCATCATTATTTAATTCTATAATTGAATCTAAATTCATTATCTTTATAAATATATATTTTTATGATTTTAAATCTAAAAAATGAATCTTAAAAATGAATCTAAAAAATTGATTTATGAAGATACTATTATAATATGCTATATATTATAATATGATGGATCTATATTCTTTACAACATTCTCTAAGCGAGAACATTACTGGATTTTTGTCAAATACAACAATCACAGGAAATAAACATTTTGATAAATTTCTAGGATTTCAAATTGCATTACAATCAACAAGTATTTTAACATCATTAATTGGTTCTATATCTTTGATGGTATTGTTTTTTGTCAAATTACCGTTATATGTTCCACAATTCTGTAAATGGATTCATAATAAGAATTATATTATAATTGAAGTTGAAGGTGGAAATAAAATGTATAATTTACTAATTGGATATTTAAAAAATATTCATATTAAGGAAAAAAAAGAAACTATGAAAAATTCTATTTATATGTTGAATACTCAAAATGTATTTGATTGGATTGATACCCTAACATTTATAAAAAAAAAATCAAAAGTTACGTATATAGATAAAAAGGGTTGTAATGATAATAATGTTGCACCAGCATATATGACACATAAAGTAATGTATGATGGAGTTCAAGTGATGATTGAATATGATGTACATTCTCTTTCTAACCAATATGATTTTAATAAACCATTTTATGTATATTTTAATTGGTGGTATTGTAATAATGATTATATAATGAAATTTTTTAAAAGTATAAAAAAAGAAATTGGATCTGGAGATAAAAGTGATAAGAGTCGTCTTTTACTCAAATACACAAAAATATATAAAGATGATAATAATTTTATGGAATATACCAAAAAAACTATTCCTAAAAGAGACTTAAAAACTGTTTATTTAAAAACAGATATTAAAAACAAACTATTAGATGATATTGAAAAATTTAGAGATATGGAAGGATTTTATAAAGAACATTC